TACACTTGAAGATACTCGTAAATTAAATGAAACACATTTAACAAGTTTAAAGTATGATGAAAAAGATCCAGTAAGACTTGCTGCAACTTTACGTGCTAACAAAACAACAATAGGGCAGTATGTTGCAACAGGAGCAGGGGGTAGGGATATTGAAGAATTGTTTGTTAAAACTTCTTCATCTCACGTAGCTTTCACTGGCACATCTAATCATGCACAATATCTTTCTGATATAGGTGTTAAACCATCAGATACAGTTAAGCGTTATAAAGTAACTAATAAAGTTGTAGACAGATTCCCCTTAGATAGAGTAGCAGATTTTCAAGAAAAATATCCTACTCTCGGATTTATAGGTGGTGATGAAGTAATAACATCTACGCTAAGTGAAGTTAATGAAGGAAACTCTAAACTTTATCAAGATACTGTAGCAACCAAATTACAAACAGCAAAAGATAAAGCTGACATAGAATTTGCAAAAACTGCTAAAGCAGGTGAAGAAGCAAGACAAAAAGCAGCAAATGTAAAAAAACAAGTAAGAGCCGAAGCAAAACAG